AATTAGTACACGAATTAAAAGGGCTTAATTGCCCTTTCTTTTTATATAAAACCTGTCGTGCTATAATCGTATTATTAAACAACAGAGATAATCAAAATGGCATTAGTAATTGAAGATGGCTCAATAGTAGCTGGAGCAAATAGCTTTACCACTGACGCAGAGCTAACAGCTTATGCACTAGCAAGAGGCTTTACACTTCCTGCGACTGAAGCAGAAAGGGACCAATTGCAAATACTAGCTGTAGACTACATATTCAGCGTTGAAGATAAAATGAAAGGCTGTCGTGTCAGTATCGACCAAGAGTTACCATATCCTCGTTACGGTGTGTGTGCTAACGGCTTTAACATTCCATCAGATTCAATCCCTCAATCATTAAAGAATGCTCAAATGGAATTAGCCGTACAAGCTAATGCTAGTGATATTCTGATTAACTCTAACGTGCAAAATGTTTCTAAAGAGAAATTAGGTGAGTTAGAGGTTGAATACTTTAGCGGTGGTTCATGGGCAACTGTGCGAACTGATAGAGCAGATACATACTTAAACCCATTACTGGCTAATACTAGTAATAATATTATGACAAGGGTGTAACATGGCTACTCGCGCATCATTTCAAACTTTAGCTGATAAACTAATCAATCAAACATTTGCTGATTTCCGCGACGAAGTGGTATTTAACCAGATGGGTACTTTTGATTATGACTTACAAACTACGCCCATTCTTGACACTTCAGTATTACAAGGAATTAGACTGGAGTTTGCCAAGTCTCAATTTGACGGTCAATCCGTTCAAGTAGGAGACTATAAAATTGTACTAGAGCAGCAACTAGTAGATTTTGATGTACGGGCTGATAATGTTAATATGACATTTAACGGCAAAGATGTATCGATCATTAATATTAGCGAAGATGCGATTTATAAATGAGCTTTGAAAGGTCTTTATCTATTGCTGATGAATTGGATGCAGAAGTTAACGCAGAAGTTAGAGCGGTAAGTTTAAATCTACTTACTGGATTAACTCGTGTAACTCCTGTTGATACTGGTAGAGCAAGAGGTAACTGGTTTGTTGGTATAGCCAAACCTAAGCGCGATGTTGACTCAATGAGAACAGCATTAAAGGCGATAACTGAAGGTCTTGCAGTATTTAGCATTATAAAGAAAAGAGCTAGCCTTTATGATGATGTAATAATTAGCAATAATTTACCTTACATTGAAAAACTTAACACCGGACATTCAACACAAGCACCCAAGAAGTTTGTTGAAAAAGAAATTGATAGAGTAGCTAACGCGAGGTCTTTACGTGGCAGATAATATAGCACTAACACAGGGTGACTTAATAAAAAGGTTACTTAATAACTTACCGGCTGGATACACTGCTGGAGAATTACACACACCTAACGCTGACTTTACCACACCTAAAAATAGTAAATGGCTACGCATTACTGTCGAACCTTTTGCAACTGATAGCGATGCAGCTACGGGCAGTTATAAAATAACGCGCGGCTTATGCGTTATAGACTGTTTCTACCCTAAAAGGTCTGGTGATTTAGCGCAATTACAAGACATACAAGAAATTAGAGAGCTTTACGAAAACCAAAGCTTTGATAATACACAGTGCCAGGAAGCCAGTATAAATACTATTGGTGAAAACGGGGCGTGGTATACTATGCAAATAGATGTAAATTTTTATATGATCGGTTTTAGTTAAACAACAAAAAGGCAATAACAATGGCTAACTTAGAAAGAAAAGATTTATCGGTACATATTGCCGATCAAATAGCGGAAAACCAACCAGATGCAGCGCCGGATTTTAAAATAATTCGCGGTACTAGCGGCATCATTCAATCAAGCCCTACCTATGTAACATCTAATGAGATTGTTATTGATGGTCAAGCGGCGCAACAAGTACAGGATAGAACCGAAAGCACTTTAACTCGTGAATTCGATGTAACAAAAGAAACTGTACGGTTATTTAAAGATGTTATTCATGGTGTAGAAGCTGATAACACAGTCTTAAGTGTTGTAACTATTGGCTCAACTGCTACAGGATTTATCAGTACTAACAACGATTTTGTTAATTTAAGTGTTGGTGATTGGTTTACCGCTTCTGGATTTACTGATACAGACTTAAATGTTTTATTTAAAGTTTCAGCGAAAGCGGATGATAATAATATCGACACATCAACCGCCCCGGCATCAATTGAAGCTGAAGGCGCGAGCGTAACATTCGATAGCTTAAAAATATCAGCCGGCATTACAAAAACCCTTAAGACTTTGCAAAACAGAGTTTTCGATGGGTCAAAAGTTGCAAGTACTGATTACGCATCATTCCTAAACTGCTTTGCTAGCGTTGGCTCCTTCAGTGTTGAAAAATCAGGTATCGTAACTGGCTCAATCGAGTACAAGGTTCCCAAGCCTGTATCGGGAACTGCTGCCTTACCAAGTCAAACGGACTCAGCAAAAGACACCTCAGACGTGGTTAGCGCAATTAATAATGTTAGTGCCTTTTATGAAAACGGTATTAACTCAAATTGTAATATTCAAACGTTAAGTATTGAATTTAACAATAATTATGAAGGTGATGGCGGCGCGGCTGGTTGTACTGATGAACAATTCGGTCGTGGCACAATCTCTGTAACTGGATCGGTATTAACGAGAACAGTTAAATCAGACTCAATGGTTTGGTCAGATAAGAACAAGAACGGCACCAGACAAGCTATTGCTGTAGGATTAAAATGGCCTGATGGCGATTGGGCTATCTTTGAAATCACGCAAGCTGTAATTACCACTCATACTTTTACTGATGGCGATGTTGTTGTGGCTAATCAAATGGATTACGCAGCAGACCCAGATGCGGTAACCGGAACAAGCTTTCAAATATTCACTAATATAACCTAAATAACACAACTACGGATAAGGGCGTTAAGCGCCCTTTTTACTTTATGAAACTAAGTTTATATAAAGAAGATGTAATCAAGCAAGAATCAGGATCACCATTGTATATTGATGATGGTTGTTTTTATGTTAAACGTGTAGGTACTGCTGAATACCACAAGCAAATTGAAGAGTTAAGAAAATCAGAGTATGGCTTTGCCCCTAAAGAAGTTGATAACAACCTACTGATCGCTTTATGGCTTAGTGAGTATGGAGTTACCGGTTGGGATGATATACTAGACGAGGAAGGTTATGAGTTAAATTTCTCGCGCAGAAATGCAAGGATAGTATTTAATAACCCTGCCTTTTATCTTGGGCTTAACTCGCTATTAATAAATCACGGTAGCGACTATGCCAACTATCTTTTTGATGCGGTCTCAGAGGATATAGAACAAATAAAAAAGAATTAACTTACCGCAGTGAGGTTGGCTACGGTGAGGAAGAGGAAGCAGTTTTAAGTACGTGTGTGACTAAAGAGCAAATAGCACACATTGAATCAATCAAACCAATCTTAACGAATAATCAAAATCAATTATTATCAGCATTTTACGGTTTAAGCAATAATAGAGATACCGAACAAGGACACCCGCAACCTATAAAAGCTAAAGATATTTACGCTTACCAGGAAAGGAAGGGGTCACACGGATACCCTGACGATTTATTCGAGACTGCTATAAACTCGATAGACCATAAATACATTGAAATAAAATGCACTAAAAAAGGTTAAATCATGGCTACAACTCGCTATATAGATATAAAAGTTAGGTCTAAATCTGCCGAGGGCAAGATCAATAAACTTGATAATAATATGAAGGGCCTCGGACGAACAGTTGATAAAACGACCAAAGAGTTCGGTAAGCTTTCCTCTGTTGCATCGGGTATAGCACTAGCCTTGACCACCGCACAAATAACTAAATATGCTGACGCATTTACTAGTATACAAAACCAATTAAGACAGACGACCAAAACAACTCAACAACTTGAACAGGCAACAACTGATTTGCTGGGTGTTGCCAATCGTTCGCGTACAGAGTTTCAAGCGACAGCAGAGCTATACACTCAATTAAATCTATCCACTGAAAACCTAAACCTATCTACTGAAGAATTATTAAGACTAACAGAAACAATAGGCAAGTCCTTTGCCGTTAGTGGTAAGTCGGCTGCTGAATCATCTGGAGCTATCAGGCAGCTAGGTCAGGCATTTAGTGCTGGCGCTTTACGTGGTGACGAGTTCAACTCAATAGCCGAAGGTGCGCCCGAGATAATGAGGGCGTTACAGAGATCTTTAAATAAAACACAAGGCGAGTTAAGGTCATTTGCTGCTACTGGCGGTATAACTGCCGAAGTGCTTGTTAAAGCGCTTGGTGGTGCTGCTGATGTTATAGATAATAAGATGGCAAAAGCAACTCAAACATTAGCCCAATCACTACAAGAAGCTAATAACAACATGACTGACTTTGTGGGTAACTCAACAGCAGTTAAAAACGTTGTTGGTGGTGCCGGTCAAGCAATTGTATCAGCTAGCGAAAATATAGAACTTATTGCTAGCTCTGCAACTGTGCTAGCAAGTGTTTTTGCAGCAAGATTAATTCCGTCAATGATAGCTTATACCTCTGGAATTATAGCCAACACTCAAGCTCAATTAGTTAACGGCACAGCTGCGACACGCACAGCTAATATTTACGGCGTGGTTAGTGTTGCACAAGCAAGGGCAACAGTTACCACCAACGCGCTAACTATAGCCTCTAGGGGTCTTTCCGCTTCAATGGCTTTTTTAGGTGGCCCATTAGGTATAGCGCTTATTGCTGCAACAGCATTAATAGCGTTTAACGTTGCTTCAGATGATACGGCAGAATCAGCAAGTCTATCAGCACAAGAGGTTGACGAGCTATCAAAATCATTTGGTAAACTGTCAAGCGCAGCAAAAAAGGCAACATTAAGTAACATAAATAATCAGATGGAGCTTTTGCGCGCTGAGCTAATACAGACAAATGAAAGCCTTGTTGAAGCTGACAAGTTAGCCATAAGGGCGTCTGCTAGTGGCTCTGGTTTTGCGCTACTTAATGCTAGAGCTGAATCATTAAGGGAAAGGGTTGCATCGATAAACTCAGAATTAAACACTCTTAGCGATAAGCAAGGCATACTTATAGGTGGTCCAGATTTATCAGGAGGGACAAATAGGGGTGATATTAGCGAAGGAGAAAGCGCCGCTAGTAAAAAGGCATCATCATCATTTGTTAATAGGTTAGCGCAAGAAACTGAGGCGTTAAGGCTTGAATTGCAATTAAGAAAGGCTATTAGGGATGGCATTGTTAGTGAAGAAGAGGCTATACAGGTCCAAAGAGTCACTGCAAAACTTACGGCGTCACAAGCTAGTTTCGATGCGGAAATGCTAAAACTCGGTGAAGATGAATTAGCAAAAGAAGAGTTAAGGGCGCAATTTAGAGAAATACAACTATTGAATGTGCAAGAGTTTGAGGCAAACTTAACTGACATAAAAATAGCTGAAGAGGAAAAAAGGCTAGACGTTGTTGAGGATGCGGCAAACGCTGAAAACTCAATAAGAAATAACGTAATAAATAACGCGGTTGGATTGCTTCAGGTGCTAGGCAGGGAATCAAAAGCCGCTGCACTTATCGGTATAGTTATAGCAAAAGCACAGGCATTAAGCGCAAACGCTGTGGCTACAGCATCAGGTTCAACACTTGCATTTGCAGCACAACAAGTACCAGGTGATCCGACATCATTCGCAAGAGGTACAGCAGCAGCAGCAAAAGTGAAAACACTTGGCAGCTTGAATGCGGCATTAATAGCTGCAACAGGATTAGGCCAGGGTGCGTCAGTGCTTTCTGGTGGCTCTGGCGCTCTAGGGGCTACATCGTCAGGCGGTTCGTTTAGCTCCCCTCAAAACCAACCTCAAAACCAATCTGCAAGCCAAACAAGGGTTATTGATGTTAGAATTGATGATGATGCAATACTTAGCGGCTCAGCAGTTAAGAATTTGATAATGTCAGTCGTTGAGAATGACGATGATGTTGTAGCAACAATCACAAACGCACAACAAGAACTAGTTAGAGTAGGTGGTATACAATGAGCAACGTTTTAATAGTAGACCAGATAGGTACAACTCAATCATGCCCTACCTCTATATTAGGGTTTAGAAGTATGCTTCCTATTTCATCGTATACTGGTGAAAACGAAGATCCTTTATT